GTAGCTGGTGATCAGCTTGCCAGTGGCAGGGGATTCGTAGGCGTCCCAGGGGGCGATGTCAGGGCGCGCCATCGGCGCAGAGAGGATGCGCTTGCTCGTGGCCGCGCCGCAGCATTCGGGCGTGTTCATGCACGCGCTGACAGGGCGAATGTATTCGTGATACTTGCCGCATTTCAGACAAACGGCTTCATAGACCGGCATTATTCGCCCTCCGATTGTTTGGCCGCGCTGATCTGCGCTGCTTGCAGCGTGGTCCCGGCCGCGATCTCGGCGACTTCGACCTTCGCCGAGTTGTTGATGTGCGCCAGGATGAGCGCCAACTGCTGCTCGGCCTGCTTCATACGCTCGTCGGACGCGATACGCATCTGCTCAAGCGCCGCTTCGTTCTGCATTTGCAGATGCGCGCGCTGTGCCTCGATCTGGTTTTGCTGCTCCACTTGCGCGGCCTGCATTTGCTGCTTGTGCGCCTCAGCCTGCATCGAGATTTGCGCTTCCATCTGCGCGCGCTGCTGATCGAATGCCAACTGACGCTGGTTCTGCTGGTCGGCCAGTTGTGCCTTCATTTGCTCGATCTGCGCCGTCATCTGCAGCTTTTGCTGCTCGATCTGCGCCTGCCCGGCATTCGGATCTGGCGGCGGGGGCGGCTGCTGAATCTTGCCGATGACATCCTCGATGGCGGTGCCCATCTTGGCGCGTCGCGTTACGACCAGCATCAGTTCCTTGAGCACGTCGACCGACATCGCGCCTTGCTGCACGGCTGGGCCGAAGCCCTGCATGATCTGTGAGAGCCCGGTCAGCACTTCCTTGAGCCCCTGCATGTCGCTGTCCTGCGTGGCAGACAACGTGCTGTCCGTCTCGATATCGACGCGGTATGTGCGCGTAGCGTCACCACGCATCGCTTGCGCGACAGCTTCCCAGGTGACGGGGTCCGGCTCCTGTTGGGGCGGCGGAGGCGGTTGCTGGCCTGCTTGGATGGCTTGTTGCGCGGCCTGCTGGTACTGCATGGCAGCCATTTGCTTTTGCTGGTCGACTTGGGCCTGATGCGGCAGTTGAACCAGCGTCATTTGCTCGAGCGTCTCCAGCTGGAACTTCTCGCTGATCACTTCGGCCTTCAGGCGGATCAGATCGCGGATGTAACGTTGCGTCTCTTTCTGAAGGCGTTGCAAGCGCTGCGTTCCCCACTGCGTCTTGATCTTCTGCGCGCCGAACGTTTCATTCGGGTCGCTGGCACTGCGCATGATGTCGCTAATGCCGGTGATCTCGTAGATGATCTGCTTCGTGGCGTCGCGCTGAACGTACAGCTCCTTGAGCACGGCCGCGGCGATCTCAATCGGCATCATCCAGATCGCCTTTTCCAAGCCACCTCGCTCGATCAGGGCCGTGACGTTCTGGCTTGGCGTCAGTTCGTTGTCGCCCGACTTCATCAGCTGCGAAAGTTCGGACAGAGTGGCATCGTAGACCCCACGCAGACGCAGTGCATCGACGAGCTTGTTGATGCGCACGCTGATCTTGTTCAGTTCCTTGGCCTGCTGCTCGTATTGCGTGTACAGGCATGCCGGAACCAGCGTCTGGTCGTTCTGGATGGCGTACAGCGGCCGCGGCCCAGGGAAGAAGCCGGAGAGACCTAGCGGGTCATCCTGCTCCTTGCATGGGACAGCGTACGTCGTGCTGATCCAGACAACCTTTTTCTCTGCCTTGTCCCAGATTTCCCAAATCTCGGCCGTCTTGAACAGGTCAGCATCGGCTTCGCTGGCGTTCTTGATATCCTCGTCGGCCGCGGCATCGAGCCTGATTGCGTTGCCTATCTCGTCGCCGAACTTGGCGATGCAGTCGGACCGGGTGAGGCGATGACGGAACCCGATCGCAGTCACGTCGTCCCAGCACTTTGCTGCGCAGAGGATGCGGAAATCGTCGTACTGGACGCGCTCGCAGATGACTTGTTCCCACGCGATTTCCTCGTAGGCGTCAACTTCGGCATCTGTGCCTTGTGATTCGGCCGGCGTGCTGCGGATGTCTGGCACGTAGCGCACGCGCGAGACGGCGCGGCCCGCCAGGAGCATTGCAAGCACGTCGTCCTGCAGCAAGCCGTCGAAGTCGTAGGTGTCCTGGGAAAACTCCAGTGCGCGGGTAAGCACTTCGCCGACCTTCTGACCCAGCGGATCGGCATCCTGATAGCGGCGGCGCACATCTGGCTGCGGCAACGAGTTGTACACCGCTTGGCGCAGCGTCTCGGTGTTCGTCCACAGGATATTGAAGGAGTTCGCAACCGGTGTGTCGGGCGTATAGAGCTTGTAGATGTCGCTCGCCTTCTTGCGCCATTCCTTCTCGCGCTTGTCGGCCAGCTTCAGTTCCAGCTTCCAGCGGCGCGCTACGGCTTCGGGAGATTGCCCGAGGTCTTGCGGTCGCTCAAGGCTATTCGCGTTTGAGTCGTTCATATTTCCAGCGCCGTCACGGCGTTAAGAATGGGACTGCTAGGTTATGCGGAGGTGATCGTTTCCCACACACTTCCGGTGAACAACTTCAGCTTTTTCGCTACGCTGTCGTAGTACACGTCGCCCTCCTGTGCGCCGGACGGCGCGGAAGCGAGCGGGAAAAAGCGGACTTGGCCGGCCTTCTTGATACGGAAGCGCTCGTTCAACGCAGAACCAAAGCCATTCGTACCGAACAGGATCTCGTTAAGGTTGCCGGAACTGTCAGTCCAGATCACGAGATTGCCGTTCTTGCCCGAGCCGGTAGGCGCGGAGGCGAACAGGTAGGCGTCGTTGGGGCCGGTGCATGCGTAGGCGGCTTGTGCGTACGCGCTTGACGTAACGCCCATGTCCACGAAGCCGGTGACGTCGGACGAATTGACGTTGTCTGGGTAGCAGATGTGGTCCGCGCTGGAGTTCGCCGTCGCAGACTTGTTCTGCGTCGCTACCTGCGTGTAGTTGTCGACCGAGTTGGTGGTCTGGATGATCGGATTGGTCAGCGTAGCCGGCGTGCCGGCAATGGTGATGTTTAGCGGGACGGTCGAATCGTAGTTCAACACGCCCGAACGGTTGTACCAGAAACCGTTATGGAAGACGTCGTTAGGTGCGACACCTTGGGTCATTTGGCTCTCCTGCGCCTCACGGCGTTTAGTCCTGTTCGCGCAGGCGTGCCTGCCGCGCGATAATTTCGTTCAACGTACGTTGCTGCGGCCAGCGAGGAGCAGCTTCCTCCTTCGGCTTGTATTCCTCTCGCCACACCAAGCACGCATAGCGGAACGCGTCTGCGTAGTGACTGGTCCAGTCGTGGCGAGGTTTGTCACGGAAACATTTCTTATCCTCATCATACTCTCTTTGGTATTGTTTGAGAGCATCTAAGGCTTCTGAGCATGAAGAATCGATGAAAATTTCAGCAAGCGTCAGCCTCGCCGCCTGGATGCCGTCGATCAGGCCAAGCTCAGGCACGATGCGTGGCTTCCACCCAAGCGAAGTAAATTGCTGCTCGATACTGCGGCCGGTCTGCAGACTCTTGGCGCGGGCGTCGTGAGGCAGCCACAGCCAGGGCCCGTAGCGGTACGGCTTCGCGCGCAGCACTTCGTTATAGTGCGAGATCGGCATGCCGTTTGTTGCATAGCAGTCAATGATGCGAAGCTCTTTGCCGACCTGGAACCAGAAGATGGCCGTATCATCGCTAAAGCCCAAGTCCATGACGGCATGCACTGGCAAGTCAGGATCGTACAGCCCGGGCTTGATGCGGCCCTGCTGCTCGGCCAGCCAAAGCTCCTTGCCATAGATCGCGCCAGGCAGCGCGGCGTCGAAGTCGCATTCCATCTCCTGTCGCCAAGCATCCTCCGTGAGCTCGTTCTGGAGCTCGGCCAGCTCGGACGCCGGCAGCAGGCCGGATTCACTCGCGCGGATCGTCAGGCACAGCCAGTTGTCGGCGGTCTTGGCGTGCTCGTAGACCTCCCAAAACTGGTTGCGCCCCTTTGGTGTGCCGATGATGATCGCCCAGCCGCCGCGGTCAGCCAGAGCAGGGCGGATCACATAGCTCCACACGCTCGGCTTCCAGTCACCGTATTCGTCGGCCACGATGCCATCGAAGAACAGGCCGCGCAGGGCGTTGGCGTTGTCCGCGCCGAACAGGCGGATCCGGCTGCCGTTCGGATAATCGATGCGCAACTCGCTTTCGTTGATCTCAATGCCTGGAATCGCGCTGCTGAACTGCTTGAGGTAGTCCCATGCCACGGCCTTAGCCTGCGAATAGAACGGCGCGACGTAGGCAAAGCGTCCGTCGCTGCGCGGGAACGTCAGCGCGGCGCGGATCAGGTCGTTGATGCAGGCTACGGTCTTGCCGGCGCGCCTGTGGGCGACGACCACGGCCCAGCGCTGCTTCCGTCGATGGAGGTCGAGGAACGCGCCGCGCGGCTTGTACTGGATGCGGATTACTCCAGCCATCCGAATTTCACCGTGCCGCTATGCTCGTTGTCGGTGGGCTGGACAGGCTTGCCGTATCCACGCTCAATGATCGCCAATGCGGCGGTCAAGCGGTCGCGATCCTTCTCGCCGTTCTCCATAATCTTGTCCAGCACCTCAAGTGCCCGAGGAGTCTTGGCCTTGCATGCCTGGATAAGGTCAAGTTCTTCCTGAGTGCGCGCAGGGCGGCCGCCTGGGTTGCCAGATTGACCTTTTGCGAATGCCCTGCCGCGAGGTTTCGCTTTTACTGCTTTTTCGCTGTTCTCTGCTGTTCCCATTTCCTTCTCCGGCGCCT